GACACGCCCGAGAGAGTGTCAAGCCGACACGCCGGGGGAGGGGGATTGGCAATGTCAAGCTGACACGCCGGGGGAGGGGGTATCGTTACCGAATCGTTATCTTCTTTTCGGGCACCAAACCCAACCTATCACATCACGCGGTGAATGTCAAGTGCCGTTACCAAATCGTTATAATTGGCCACCGGCAGCGCTTGCTGTCAATGTCAAGCCGACACGCCGAGCCGTTATCAAATCGTTATAAAGTTTTCCGGCACCAAATCCAGCCTATCAAAAAAATGCGATTTGTCAAGTGCCGTTACCAAATCGTTATAAAGTTTTTGGGGTCGGGTCGGAAGCGTCCGCACGACGCCTCCGATCGATCCGAGCTGCTCTGAGCTGCTCTAGGCCGCTGTGGCTACCAGCCCCAGTTTTCGATGACTACCAGGACCCACATCCCCCCCAGGATGAGCCCGTAGGCCCACCCCGGGATTAGGTCCCACAGTGTGGGGCGCTTGCCGTTCACGCTGGCACCCCGTCCCCGTCAATAATGCTCTGACCAAACTCCACCATTTGAGCGGGTCCAATCTCAGACATACCGGGCTTGTCCAGCGCATATTCCGCCAGGTCCACCAGCTCTTCCGCTAGGGCAACTGACGCGACGCCCTCGTGTTCCAGTTGTTCCCTAAGCGCGTCCTCTATTGCGATGAGCGCTTTTCCGAATAGTGTTTCGCTGTCGTACATTAGAGGTCCACCCCGTCCAGGTTGCCGGGAATTGTGAGACTGTCGTAATCGCCAGCGCCACAGATATCCTCTATCCACCTAATGAGCATTTGGTCATTCATCTTGTCTTCCCTAACTGCCGGGCACCCTGCCCGACTTGATACCCCTATTCTCTTCCCTATGTTTCCCAATGTCAAGTCCAAAACGGCAATGCACAAAAAAAAAGTTATGTCAAGCCGACACGCCGTAAATCGTTATGAAACAATTCAGGATTTTGCAAATCTGATTTTTTCAGTACGGTCCACCCGCATGAATTTTTTTTTTCAATTTCGGAATTACAAAATCGAAAACCCCTGGATGACTCCCTGAATCGTCAGCCACTCGAAGAATCCATGCCAGCTTGCTTTCTGGCTCTCCGGAAGGTTGTACTCGCGGATGGGGGTGTTGCACCGCCCGGTGTCAGTTTCGCAGTCGTGTTGTGTGTTACACCATTGATATTCAAAAATAGTCATAGGCTACAATATAACTCATGGAGCTGGAGCGCACAAACCTGGATGACAAGCTGTTGTCGCTTGCCCGGAAGTCTCCTACCGAAATCGCTGAGGCTACGGGCCTGGACGCAAAATACGTCGCGGAACGAATTTCGCACCTGCTGGATAGCAAAGACTGGCTAACCGATCGCCAGGAGGAAAGACTCCTACTCATCGAGGCCTCGGACCTGAAGGACCGTGCATTCGGTATGCTGCAGGATGTCGGACCGCAAGAGTTCGCGGGTGTGGCTAACGTGGTGCTCAAGAGTCTGCGGTTGGTGTCGGAGCGTTTGGATGCACGTCGCAAGTTGGTGGACGACGACATTATGAAGATTACCGCTTCGCACGCCAGGATATTCGCTCAGGCCTTCGATGCGGCGCTCCAATACATTGTGGCCGGGTTCAAGGCGTTCGACGGCGTACCAAGTGATGATGACGTGGACGACCTCGTTGAACAGGGACTCAAGCGTGCGGGGAGTGTTTTGGATGCCAACATATTTGAATGATGTTCTCGATGGTGCCATCGGGGAGATGCGGGAGAGAAGTAAGCTCCGGCTCTATCAGTCCGACCCGAATGCGTGGTTGCATGACGTGCTCGGTAAGCGGTGGTACTCCAAGCAACTCGAAATTGTAGAAAATTTTTTAAGCAATACGCGGACGGCAGTCAAGTCGGCTAACGGGTGTGGGAAGTCCGCTGTGGTGGCAGACCTTATTACTTGGCTTATCGCCACGAGGGAGCCCAAGGAGACGTTGTGCATTATCTCTGCGCCCACCCTGTCGCAGATTCAGAAAGTTATCTTTGCGTACCTCAAAACCAATAAGGGGCTGGCCGAGATGCGGGGTAACCCCATACCGGGCAGGATTACGGAAACTCTGGACTGGAAGCTGGATACGGACTACGGTCAGGAGTTCTTGGCGTTCGGTAAGCGCCCTAGCGACCAGGACATCGTGAGTTCGTTCCAGGGAACAAGAAAGCTCAATACGTTCGTGTTCCTCGACGAGGCCGGTGGTTTGCCACCCGAGATGTTCACCGCTGCGGAATCGGTGATGACTTCTATGGGGTCAAAGATTCTCGCGATTGGAAACCCGGACCGCAGGGGAACGGAGTTCCACAGAATCTTTACCGACCCGCGCCTGATGCAGGATTGGTCGCTCAATAGTATTAGCGCGTTCGACTTGCCCACCTTTACCAACGAAGAGGTCTATCCCACGGAGGGTGAGCAGGATGCCCTGCTCAAGGGATTGACCAGCGTTGAGTGGGTGGAGCACAAGAAACGTGCCTGGGGTGACGACTCTGCACGCTACAAGGCCAAGGTGCTCGGCGAGTTCCCCGATGAGGCCGACAACACGTTCTTCACCCAGGCGACCATTGATTCTGGATTTGATACCGTCATCGAAGAAGATGATGCCATTCGCCCCATCCTGGGTCTTGACGTTGCGCGGTTTGGGTCGGACGAGAATGTGTTATACGAAAATCGAGGCGGACGTGTACGTTGCATTGATCGGTGGTCCAAGCTAGACTTAATCGAAACAGCGAGAAGGGTGCACGACCATGGGCAAAGACTTGTGGCAGGGATTATCAACATTGACGTTAACGGTGTGGGTGGGGGTGTTGTTGATGCTTTGGTTCGTCTGGACGATTTTAATGATTCCGTTTATGATATTGGGGCTATTAATGGATCTCACGCTTCACCTGATTCGGCGCGCTGGACTAACGCGAGGGCGTGGCACTACGACACATTCAGAGAACTCCTTGCAAACGGGAGCCTGGACCTAGACTACGACGACACGCAACTGCGTGACGAGATGATTAGCCAGACTTATAAGTTTAGCCAGCGCGGTTCTATCACTATGACAAGCAAAGATGACATGCGCCGAAGTGGCGTATCGTCCCCCGACTCCTTGGATGCGGCCATCCTCTCCACCATCTCGCACGAGACAGATGGTCCCCGTCCGGGTGACATCGTGCAGATGGAGGAAGTTATTGAGGAACATCCTTTCTATACTGCTTCTTACTGGTAAGATTGTTTCATGGGTATTTTTGACAGGTTTACTTCTACTTCTGACGAGTCTGAAAAACTTTTACGCGAGATTCAGGAGCTTTCTCAAAATAACGAAATGCTAGCCGAGAGCTACTCGGCGCTTGCTCGTGCAACACTGGAGTTCGACGAGCAGGGATGGGCGCCTATCAATCAGTTCTCTCAGACGGCGATGCGCCTCGAGGACGTAAAGGTTGTGGCCCGACAGGCTCGGAGGCAGACAGCATCTAACCCAGTACTCAAGCGCGGTGCCATGCTGCGCTCGAGCTATGTGTTTGGGCACGGGTACAAGATGTCCTCGCGGAACCGACCGCTTCCCCCTCGGTTCATGGACATCATCAATGACCCCATCAACCAGAAAGTACTCTTTAGCGAAGGAGCGTCCAAGAAAAATGAACGAGCCCTATTTACTGACGGGAATTTTTTTGTCCGCTACGACCGTCGCAATCGTCGTTTCTCTCGTGTTCCCCTAGACGAGATTGTCGGCTGGGCTAC